CAGGGTGACGCTACGAACGGATATTACATTGACTACGAGCAGAGCGGCCAGACCGCCATGGGAGAGGTCTTTGGCGTCCTAAGAGACAACCCTGCAACCCACGCCGCGCCCCGCGCCATTGGCTTTACGCTCCTTGGAGATGCCATTCGTTTCCCCGAAGACACCGACCTGCCGACTAGCGTCTGGGTCAACTACCGCATCCGCCCGACCGAATACTCAGCAAGCAACCTCTCCGCGACAGTGCCCGCCGTCATCGCCAAAGCAGTTGCACTCATGCTGACCTCCGACCTCCTTACCGAAGACGGCCAGCTCGACAAGGCGCTCGCCATGGAACAGATGGCCGAGTCCGAGCTGATCTCCCAGCGCGACAAATATTACTTTCAGCAAGGGCAGCCATCCATGTGGACCGCCCGCGTCAACCAATACTAACTAACCAACACTATGGGCTTCCCAAATAACAAAATCACCAACGGCCTGAGCGGCGGCATCTACATCGCCGACACCACGGCCCGCACCGGCGACTGGCTCGCCGTCCAAGTCCTCGCCGACGCCAAGTTCCACACCTTGACCGGCAACATCGCCGACATTGCGAACACGACAGACGCCAGCGCCCCCGTCATCCCGGCAGGCACTATCCTCTTCGGCAAGTTCACCGCCCTCGACCTGCACAGCGGACGCATCGTCGCCTACACCGCCTAATGATCTTGGCGCCCACATTGTCGCTCAACACACCGGCTCGCGGATACGACGCCGACGCCACGGCCTTCGCCGCTGCGTCCGGCGCCACCGACGTGGCCGCCCTGAGCGCCTTTGTCAAAGGCGTCAAAGAGTTGGGGCTTTGGAACTCGATGGTGTGCTGGCCCCTACGCAGCAGTCAAAACGCAGGCACCGGCGACACCGTCTACTCCCTCGGCGGGCTGGGCACGTTCAACGGCACGCGGGTCAATGGGCCGACTTGGGGAGCGGATGGCATTACAAAAGCCAACGCCACCGAAATCATCAATGTCAACGGCACCAACGCAACGCTGCGTGGGTCGCTATCCGTATTCTCCTGCTACAAGTCCAACGTCACGGCAGACAGTCAGCGAACCTTCAACTGCCAAGACGGAACCGCGCAGGGCAATTACTGGCAGTCAAATTTTAACAGCAACACCAATAAACAAGTGTTTGTGATGACCACGCGCAACTCTGCCAATGCACAATCAAGCTTCAGCGACATTACGGGTCGCGAAACCATGTTCAACTATTTTGGAGCCGCCCTTGCATCAACGTCCTCACAGTTCATGTTGAACGGAACTATTTCTGCCGAACAAACGGGACTTGCGGCCCGCAATCCTACAGGCACGCCCAATGTGGACATGCTCGGCACGCCCGGCGCCACCGGCGCCCGCGGCACCCTGTCGTTTGCGATCGCGCTTACGCCGACTATCTCAAGCGGCGATATGTCAGCACTTTACAACCTCTACCGCCAAACCCTCGGCACCGGCCTCGGACTCCCATGAGCAACTTCGAGACCACCGAACGCATCATCGCCGTGCCCGCCGAAGCGGCAAGCACGATGTTCCCCGACCTGCTTGCGCAGTATGGCCAAGAACTACCGGACGGCAACCGCAGCATCCTCACCATCGGCGGCCACTATGACGACGCCGCGAAAACCCGCATCCGCGCCGCCAGCCTCACGGACGGCACGATCACCGGCCAGCCGCTCACAGACGGACGCCTCGCCTTCCGGTGCTTGTGGCAAGCCGACCTCGCCGCTGCGTTTGACGCAGGCGAGATCGACGGCGTCGAGCAACTGACGGAAGAACAACTCTCAACCCTCATCCCACAACCCTCAACTGCCCCATGACGTATTGGCACACACATTTTTCAACGACCGAGAAGGGCGTGATCGGCACGGTCACATCCCTCGGCTCCTCGGCCTTCAGCATGCTGCCCCATTTAGAGACGACTCTCAGGGTCGCCGGTCTATGTGTCGGTCTCGCGGTCGGCATCGTCACCTTAATTTCGGTCCTTCACGACCTGAGAAAGAAACAGAAGCAAAAATAATATGCGTAACTACAAAACAACCCTGCTCGGAATCCTCACCATCATCGCCTCGCTCTCGACCGCTGGCCGCGAGTTCCTCGCCAATGGCAGCATTCCCGACCTCGGCCTCGTAACCGCAAGTCTACTCGCGGGCTGGGGGCTGATTGTTGCGAAGGATTCGACCGCCCGCCTCTGACTCCATGCCCGCCCGCGTCACAAAAGCCATTGCAGTTGCGATCCTCGCCGTGAGCTGGGCTGCTCTTGCGGGTGGTTGCGTGACCATCGGGTATGACTTCTTGAAGCAACAGGCAACCGTGACCTTCGACGCGAAGGCTGTCAAAGAGCCAAGTAAGTGATTCCAAAAAGCCGACCACAACAAAAGCGCGACGAGACGATGAAGCAGCTCAAGGCTGCCAACGTCAGCGATCCGGTGTGTCTGGTCGGCATTCGTGGCTACTACCGAGACAGCATGGGAGCGGTCGGCAAGAACGACCGAGGCATCTACGACGATGCCCTCATCCTTGTTTCGCCCAATGTCCACGCTGCCTTCAACGCCAACGTCGATCCGGCCCGCAGCGGAAAGAACCCCAAGGTCGGAAAGGGCTACGCATCGCTCAAGTCAGGTGTCTACCGCTACAAGCTGGGCAAGCACGGCATTCGGAGCGGCAACCCCTACAAGGCTCTGGTGCAGGGCGATGCAGTCACCGTCCAGCGTGACGGCGGCAAGGAAGAGACCGGCCACTTCGGCATCAACATCCATCGCGGCGGAATCGCCCGCACGAACAGCGAAGGCTGCCAGACCCTGCCGCCCGCCCAGTGGCCCGCCTTCATCTCCCTCGTCGAGTCCGAGATGAAACGCAACAACGCCAAAACCGTCAGCTACGTCCTGACTAGCCGGAAGGACATTTCGTAAACCTCTCAACCCTCATCCCTCAACTCTCAACTACCCAATGGCCAAAACAATCGGACAATTAACCCAAGCAACCACCCTCGCATTCGGCGACGAGTTCGTCATCGAGCAGAGCGGACTGACCAAGCGCATCGCTGCATCCGTAGTGCGCGGCGGACTGGTCAATGCGGATATTGATGCGGCGGCGGCGATTGCGCTTTCCAAGCTGGCGACCGGAGCACTGCCAACGGCAATCACCGTGTCCACGGCCAACCTTGTCGCGGCCGTAGCCAACGCACTAGTGCCTGTTAGCACGGTGCAGTCATTTGCCAGATCCACGGCCCCGACCGGATGGTTGGCGGCCAACGGCGACACCATCGGCAGCGCAGCGAGCAATGCAACCAACGCCTCGGCCGACTACTCGGCGCTGTTTACCGTCCTCTGGGACAACTGGACCAATACCGACCTGCCCATTTTAGATAGCGCGGGCGCTGCCTCAACTCGCGGCGCCAATGCGGCGGCTGACTTTGCGGCCAACAAGCGCCTGCCCCTACCCGACCTTCGCGGCATCTTTGTGCGCGGCAGTGGGTCGCAGACGATCAGCGGCACAAGCTATAGCGGGACATTTGCATCGAAGCAGCAAGACGCATTCAAGAGCCATACACATGCGGTTGGCGATACGACTATTACTGGATCGGGAGGAGGAAGCAGCTACCGCGCAAACGAAGGCTCGGCGCAAAACACAACAGCCACCGGCGGCACCGAAACCCGTCCCGCTAACATCGCGCTGCTCTACTGCATCAAATTCTAAATGCCTTTAGAAAGCCCCATCCTCCGCGCCGTCGACGCCGGATTCGCAGGCTATGCCTCGCGCATCAATCCGGTTGCGTTGCCTGCTGGCATGCTCCAGCTCTCGGAGAACATGCGGCTGGATCGTGGCGTGGCGGTTACACGCAAGGGCGCGAAGCGCATGGCGGATGCGATCAGCGTGGCCAGCTCGCCGCTCACGGTCCCCTTCGTGCTGAATCCTGCGCCCAACGCGCCGATCGTGCAGAGCGTCTATTCTGGCGGCATCTTTGCGGCCTCCGTCTACCGCTCACCCGATCAGGTGCAGAGCGCGGAGATCGTTGTGCTGGCTGGCGGCGACCGCGCTTACACGATCCTCCTCGACGACAACCAGTCCTTCGCCGGTGTCTGGGCGGGCGGATTTCTGGTCACTGCCGTCTCGCAGGGCAGCGAGGAGATTGTAGACGAGAACGGCGACACCATCGTCATCAGCGTGCTCCCGCAGGAGCTTGGCTACCCGACATCACCGGACGAGGTCATCGAGCCGACCGACACCATTTCCATGACGCAGGCCAACGACCGCCTTTACTTGTTCCGCGAAGCCGATGCCTCGCGTCCGGGCTGGGTGATCAAGAACGTGACCACCGGCGGCATCACTGTGGCGTCCACCACGGCGACCGTCAACCTCACCGGCCACGGCTTCCCCGCCGGTGCCCGCGTGCGCATTGAGGGGAGCAATGTTGCGGCCTTCGATGGCGTGGAATACGACATTCAGACGGTGGCTGGAGACGGCAATAGCTTCACGATCACCGTGCCGAGCGGCACCGCGACCGACGCCACGACGAGCGGCCGCACCATCCGCCGAGTAAAGGCACCCTTATACTGGGACGGCGTCACGACCGCTTTTGTCCGCAGCCCCGCAGGCGTGCCCGCCGGAATGTCGGCGACCTTCAAGACCATGCGCTCGACGCCTTGGGGCACCTACGTCAACAACCGGCTCGTTCTGCCGGACGGCAAAAACAACGTGCTCATCAGCGATATCCTCGACGCGAATACCTACGATCCCTACTGGCAGTCCTTCCGCGCCGGTGCTGGCAGCAATGACTTCGTCGTCGCGGTGCATCCATGGGTCGAAAACAGCTTCCTCGTCTTTTGCCGCAAGTCCATCTGGCTCGCGGAGGTCAACCAATTCGCCAGCGTGGACGGCGCCTCAACGGCCATCGACACGGCGCTATCCAAGCTCACGCTCCTCACCGATGAGGTCGGATGCGCGGCCCGCCGCTCCATCGCCACGGCAGGGCAGTTTGTCTATTTCCTCAGTGACTCCGGTGTCTACCGCCTCGACAGCCGCCTTGACCTGAAGCTGCGCGGCGACACCAAGCCTCTCAGCGACCCCATCGCGAACCAGCTCGACGACCTCAACGCCACCCTGCTCAAGAACTCGGTCGGCCTCTGGTATTCCAACCGCTACTACCTCGCCGTCCCGCTGGCCGGTGCCGACAATAACAACGGCGTATTCCTTTACAACGCGCTCAACGACCAGTGGGAAACCCGCGACATCTACGGATTCGGCGTGGATGACTTCGTAGTCGCCACCCGCGCCAACGAGCGGCGACTGTTCGTCTCCAACAAGGCCGGACGCCTCATGCTCCTCGACGAGATCGAGGAGGGCGACCAGTCGCCGGATGTGCAGGCCGATGTCATCACGCCGGTCCCCGGCCGCATCGTCACGCGGCGCTATGGCATGGGCAGCATGTCAACGAAACGCTTCGTCCGCTCGCTCGCAGATGTCGTCCTGCCCAGCACCGGATCGGTGACGGTCAAGGCGATCACGATCAACCCTGATGCCACGATCACGCTGGTGCCCGGGCAGACCAACACGTCCGGTCTCGCCGAAGACTACACGCTCAAGCAACCGATCCGCGCCAAGGCACACTACGCCGAACTTGAATTTCTAACCACGGCCAACCGGCCGGAGATCCGCAATGTCTCAATCGAAGCAGCAGGACCGAGCAACCCGCCGACCGAGACAAGGAACGCAGCTTAATAACTAAGGAGAACAATATGGCAACAGCAACTACAGGATATACATGGGCCTCTGGCAACACGGTCTTGCCGGGCCTGCTCAACCAGATGGTCAATAGTGCAACGATCACGTTGAGCAATGACGAAGTCACGACCGCGAAAATTGCGGACGCGAACGTGACTAACGCCAAGCTGGCCAGCGACATTGACGCCAGCAAGTTGACCACCGGCACGCTGCCGATTGCGCGGATCGCCGACGATGCCGTGACCAACGACAAGCTCTCCCTCGCCGCCAACGCCGGAGAAATCAAAAAGGCGCTGAATGCCGACAACGATCCGCCGATCTATGCGTGCAGGGCTTGGGTGAATTTTGATGGGACCGCTGGTTCAACGGTGGACGGAGAATTTCGCTGCACGATTCGCGCAAGCGGCAATGTGAGCAAGGTTGTTCGCATTGCAACTGGCGCTTATACAATCACATTCACAACGGCAATGCCGGATTCAAATTATGCTTTTGTTGCAACAAATGCTTACAGAAATGACGGAAGCGCCGAAACCGCAGTGTCTACGTCTCAAACAAGTTCAGCATGCACAATAGTAACTGCTGATATAGGCACACACACACAAGTCAATGTTGCTGTCGCAAGCCTTGCCATCTTCCGATGACCCCATGGCAAAGCGCAAAACACTGGTGGGACAACCACTCAACGCAAGACTTCTGGCAGCTTGTCGGCGAGCATCTGAGCAGCGGCTTAGTCCACGCCACACCGGAAGTCTTTCTGCTGGCCAGCGAGTTGCGGTGGAACGCGGAGGAAGAACGCTTTGAAAGCGGCGAGCCAAATTGTTGGTTCGTCACTTTGGCTGCTGCTGTTGGCCGCGCAAACCCTGTTCGGGAGTTTATGCGTGTGGCGACTCGGCCGCAGCAATACGCGGCATGGTGCCGACGTGGGAGCTTTGAGCCGCGAGTATACGATTGGGACAAACTAATTAAGAAAACAGGAGGATAATACTATGGGAGGAAAAGGACCAAGCGCACCCGCGCCGCAACCAGTGCCAGCGGCGCCCGCGCCGATTGATTACGATAAGATGGCCGCCGCGTCGATCCGCGTGGCCAATGCACAGATCGCTGCAGAAGAGGAGTCGATCAAGCGGCTTTATCCGCAATACATCAACATGCAGTTTGGCACCGCCGACCAGCTCGCCGGTCGTCTCAACAACGAATACCTCCAGCGCACACGCGGCGTCATCGGCGAGGAGCTGCAAGCGGCGTCCGCGCCGAACGCCATCGAGGGCGAGCTGCAACGTCAGGCGGAATCAGAGCTTATGCTCGGACGCTCGCTCTCCCCTGAACAGCAGCGCGAAGCCTCGCAGTCTGCCCGCGCGGCATTTGCGGCTCGCGGACTTGGCACCTCGATGGGGAGCAGCGCGGCTGAGATCCTCAACCGTGATGCCTATGGACAGCAGCGGCTGGATGCTCGCCGTGGGTTTGCGGCTGGCGTCAACCAGATGGATCTGGCCCGCAGGCAGCGGCGGATTGGTCTCGGCGGGATGTATATGGAGATGGACCCATATCGTCAGGCGCTCGGACCCGCCTTCGGCCTTGGCGGCGATACGCTGCGCACCTCGCAGGGTCAGGTGAGTAATATCTTTAACAACTCGCTGGCCCAATCCGGCAACGTGATGACATTCAACACGAATATGGCTGCGAGCAACCGCAACGCCATCCTCAACAATAATGCCGCCATGCAGGCCGCAGCAATGCAGGCGGGTGCGCAGCAGAACGCGGGCATGATGGGGATGTTTGGCGGAATCGGCGGCGGTGTGGCTACCGGAATCGCGGCGGCTTCTTTCTAATGACCTACGAAGACAAAGTCTCCTACGCTCACCGGCTGATCGAGCAGTCGCTCGCCGAGTTTAGCAATCCGTGCATCGCTTGCTCTTTTGGCAAGGATAGCATGGTGGTGCTGGACTTGGTGCGGCGGCACCGGGACGACTTGCCGGTGGTGTTTCACCGCGAGCCTTGGCAGCCGCACAAGTATCGGTTCGCCGATGCGGTGATCCAGCACTACGGACTGCGCGTCTACGATTTCCCGCCCTCGACCACGATGGTGCAGGACGGCGGCGGCGAGGTGGAGATCGCCGGATACTACCAGATCGGAGCGCGCTACAATATGCTGCCGACCGGCATCCGCGCTCCGAAGGACGGCGAGGACTTTGTCTGCGGACTTGCGGACATCTACCAGCGCCCGACCGGCACGTTCAATTGGCCGTGGGATGCGATGTTCCATGGCCACAAGGCGAGCGACAGCGATGCGGTCTACGGCGACATCACGATCCGCACCGACGTTGCGCGCAACCTGGACAGCGCCAGCCTCGTCTTCCCGATCCGCCTCTTCAGCGATGAGGACGTGTGGCGCTACATCGAGGACAACAATTTGCCCATCCACCATGGACGCTACGAGAAGGTCGGCGAGACATGGCAGGAGCGGGAGGACAAAGGTGACAACCCTGACTATGTGACCGCCTGCACGGCGTGCATGGCCAAGGACGGACCCGCCGAGGTGCTGTGCCCGCGGCTTGGCCAACTGGTGAGCAATGTGAGCGATCAGCTCAGGTGGTCACAAAAAGAACGCCCCAGCTACCTGCGGGCCGAAGCAGCTTAACAACGAAGGAGAACAAAACTATGTTTGGATACGCACCCCAAGAATCAGATCAAAGCGGACGCATCATCGCCCAAGGCATGATGGGCGCCGCGCAAACCAACGCCCAGACGATGGGACAAATGGGCCAGGATATTGGCGGGGCGCTGGCAACGCTCGCCGCAGCCTACGGACAGCGCCAGGGAACCATCGCCAAGGGCAAGAACTTCAAGAAGTTCATGGGCATGGCCGGAGATACCTTCGGCATGGACGGCGCGATGTTCGGCGACATGGACGACTACGACGCCGGCATGATGCTGGAGAACTTTGGCTCAATGATGCCGGCGATGGCCAATGCGCAGCTTGGACGCGGACGCATGGGCGTGCAGCAAAATCAGCAGGCGTTGACGGCTGCGATGCCAGACCTGCGCCTGCAGGCACAGAACAAGCAAGACGTAATCAACCAAGGCGGAAACCAACTCCAAGGCGCTCGCTGGCAGCGCAATCCCTAACATATGGCAATAGGTAGCGACACCCTTCCGCCGGTAGCCGGCGCTCCTTCTGCGCCGAAGGAGATCGACATGAATGATCTTCTGCAGTTCACCAAAATGAACGGCGTAAATGCGGCCGTTGATGCGCTTGTTAGTGGGGGCATGGCTCCTGTTGAGGCTATGAGAATGCTAGAGGGCGCAGGAGTTCAGACCGATGATCTGGCCCGCCCAGAAGACGTGACGCCTGCCGCCGTTGCGTCAACGGCTACAGCATCGACCTCGACGCCTGTGCGCCGCGCAGAGGCAAGCACACAACCTACAGGCGTAGCCATGGAGTTGGGCTTCTTTGACCAGCTCAACAACGCGCAAAGCCAAGAGGAATTCAACGCGATGTATGATGCGCTTCCTGCCGTGCAGCAGCACGTCTATGACCGCAGCTTCGGGCAAAGGATTACTCCGGCTTGGGCCGCGCAAAAGGCGGATGAGTTCTTTAAGATGCAGGACGAGCGGCAGAAACTTGCGGAAGATCCCGTGAAGCAGGCGCAACTTGCCGAGCGCAATGCCAAGGTCGTTGAGCGCCAAGCTGTGCAGAATGACTTCAAAATTCGCCGGCAGAACACGATCAAGAGCATTGAGGAGATTCTCGCCGACAAGGACTACAGAAGTCTCGTTGGCCCAATTGACGGAACTATTGGGAGCGCGTATGACGCGGCGTTCAATGAAAAGATGCAGGCCAAGCGCGCCAAGTTGGACCGCTTGATCAACATCGACGTTCTGGACATGACCAAATATTTGCGCCCAATTTCACAGGATGAGTTGAAGTATTTGCGCACACTTGTCCCTGGGCAGCGACAGCACTGGGAGGTGTATGAGCAGTATCTCGGCGAGAAGCTGGACATGCTTAAGGCTGCCGACAGGGCTGTCGTCAATCCTGCGACCAATCAGCCGCTGCCAAGCGAAGACGGCCAAACGGCCCCGCAGCCGCGGCAGAATGTCTACCAACAGTCGCAGCAGAATCCTGCCGCCCAGTTGCGCCAGCAGTTTGAACAGTCTGACGAACTAACCCTGCCCAACGGGCAAAAGCTCAAGCGCGTTGTAGACGCCAACGGAAACATCGGCTGGGAGCCGCAATAATGGCCAGATACACAACCGACGAGGTGATGGCGATGATGCAATCACCTCAGCCGGAGGTGGAGGTGCTGGAGAAACCGGCATCGCCTTTCCTTGATCCGGCACAGATTAACGCCGCGGAGCGCGAGCTGTCTCAGCCGGCGCCCGAGGTGCCGCGCCCCGACAGCATCAATGCGCCCGGGGCCAACCTGTTGCTGCAAAACTACACGGCCGAAGAAGCCTTCCCGGTAGACAGCACCCCGGCGCCGCAACGCCCGGCAGACGGCAACGCCACGCTCTATCCGTCTCGCAACGAGACATCCCCCAGCCTGCCCAAACCTCGCTACAGCACAGACGAGGTGATCTCGCTTTACGCCAACGAATCAAAGCCGCGCCTCTCTACCAAGCAAGTCATGGTTGAGATGATCAAGCCACTCTATGACCCGACGCTGCCGCGGCCGTCCAAGGAGGAGTTTTTCAAGCTGCGCGATATAGAAAAGCAACTGCGCGACAGCGGAGACATTCCGAGCAACTTTGAGGAGACGGCGAATGCGGTCGGCGGGTTTTTTGTCACGGCCGTGGACGCGCTGAACACGGCGCTGTGGAAGGTAGACCGGGAGCAGGGCTTGTTTGAGTTTGGCGGCATGGGCGTCAATCCGGCGCTGGCCGTTGCCGAGACATGGCGCCGCTCGCCGGGAACAATTGCTTACGGAGCCGAGATGACAAAGCAGGGCTATGCCGCGATGGGTGCGGGAATCCAAGCGATGGGCGGGCCGAAGTATCGCGTGAAGGAGACTGGCGAGTTCGTCATGGACGAGGAGGGCAGTGCCGGCGGTCAGTTTGGTCAGATTGACCCAAGGACCGCCGTGGAGAGATACAAGGCCAAGGGGCTGACGTTGGCGCCTGTCAACGATGAGGATCGCCGTGATTTTGAATACCAACAGTGGGGCCAAGGGATGGACCGCGCCATGGAGGTGGAGAAGGCGCGCACCGCGGACTACCCGGAAGAAACGGTCTACAAGATCCTGAGCAACGCGCCGGCTGGTGTCAGCGACACGGCATTCGGCACAGACTACCTGCGCGCCATTGAGAGCCGCCCAGCGCCGCCGATGGAATCGCAGGCGGTCGGAGCGAGCATCTTGGCTGATCCGGCAACGTACATTTCACTAGGAGCGGGCGCGGCCAAGATCGGACTGTCGGCCGCCATGAAAGGCGCCACGGCGCGCAGCCTCAATGTGATCGGCAAGGCCACACAGCGCTTTGTCAATCCGGCTGAGGTTCCGTTGCGCGCCATGGACCGCTTCCGCAAGGTCGTTGTGTCGCCCGCCAAGGTGGCCGGCGCTTATGGTGCGGCCAGTGGCGTAGCCTGGGCCGCCGATCAATTCGAGCTTCCAAGCGAGCTAAAGACCGCAGCCTTTACTGCGGCCAGCCTGTACACTGCGTACAAGGGCGGCTTGGGCGTGTTGCGCTTTGCCGGAAAGAATCTCCCGGAGGCTGCCGTCATTCTGCGCGAATCGGCCGATGCTACTAGCGGGCTTGATCGCGCAGCGCGCCAAGCTGTGGCGGCCAACCCGAACGTGCCAGCCAACATCAGCGAGCGCCTGTTGCGCCCCAGCCAGTTCGTCTCCATGGAATCGACGCCGGCGCGGCTGGCACAAAATCAACAACTCTCACCTGGCACGCGCAAGCTGATGGATAAGCTGTCCAATTTCTATGTCGTGCAGGGCGTCCGCGGAGCCAGCGCGGTGGCAACCGGCTCCATCAAGGGCGGGCTTGCCATGGTGCCGTTCGCTGAGACCATGCGCATGTCTGGCGATGATCGTGCAGCCGATACGATGTATGGCATGGGCCTGGCACTCGGCGCCTTGGGCGGCGCGGGAGAGCGCGTGCTCGGGGCCAGAGGTCGCCGCGTGGCTCAAGCCGAGAGTGACATTGGCCGGATGCTGACCGACATCCAGGCAGGCAACGTGCAGCCTGGCGTGAAGCGCTACCAGTGGATTGACCGCGAGGTTGGCCGGCTGCTGACCGACGTGGAGCTGGCCGCCGGCGATGTCAGCGCCCTAGTGCAAAATCGCAGCTTTGATGAGCTGGCGCGCACCGCGGCCATGCAGGGATTCTTCCGCAATGTGGATTACATTCCGCTCAACGCCGCCGACTTTGAACTTAACGCCAAGGAGCACGGCGGCAGCGGGTCGGCTGGATACTTTATCAGGGCGAACGCGGGCGAGCGTCCGCAGATCTTTGTCAACGTCGAGGCGCGGCGTGCTGACGTGGAGCCGCATGAATACTTTGAGGCGTTCTTCTCCAGCGACGCATTCTCTCCCGAACAGCGCGCCGCCATGCGGGCGCAGGTTGACCAGCGCTATGGCGCCGATGGGTTGATGGCCCGCGGGCGCGAATATGCCGAGGCATTGATCAAGGCAGAGAACTCCAAGAATTTCCCCAACGAGACGCTGTTTGTCAGCAACGAGCAAATCCAGCTCAAGATGGACGAGCTGGCTCAAGATGAGTTGGGGCGCGGTGGCCAAGATCCGATGGACTGGGTTCGCCGCGAGGTGGTGGTTGAGGAGGCGCGTATGGCCGGCATCGATTTTGCCGCCATCCGCCGCAATGTCCCTGCGGGCGAAAATCCGATTACCTTCATGGAGAACGTGCTCGGCGCCTCGGCGCGCGCGCTTGGCCTTTCCGGCGTGCGCATCGACCCTGAGACTGGCATGGCCATCACGCCAGAGCAGCTCTTCCGCGAGAACCCGGTGGCGGCCAACGATCCAAAGCTGGTCAAACATCTCAACGACTACGTCAAAGCCTACCGGCAGTGGATGAACGACCCAACGCATGAGGTGCCGCAGGGTGTGCGCATCGCGCGCGATGGTCGCCCCGAGTCGCTGGCCGACAATCCCAACGTCAGCTTCTACAGCCCCAAGCCGGAAGATCCGACTGTGCCGCGCGAGAACGCCCTGGCGATCATAGGACCGGACGGCCGCGTGATTGAGAAGTCGCCAAAGCAACGCAGCACAGAACGCAAGGCTCGGTCTTCCCAAGTCAAAAACATGGCGGGCCGCAATCTGCTCGCCCCGGGAGATCCAACTTTCGGACTGAAGCGCTGGGCCGATGGCCGCATCCGCGCTAGTGGCCGGCGCCTGCCGCAGACCATGGCGCTGCAAGTGCATTGGAAGCCGTGGCTGCCGATCATCAATGCGATGGAGGGTCTGGCCGATGCCAACGAGTCGATGCAGGTGCGTTACTTCGCCAAGGGAAACTCCGCGGACAAGGTAAAGACTTCGCGCGTCTCCGACATTGACGCCATCAACCGCGAGTTTGTCTTTGACCAGTGGACGACGAACGCCGCCGGTGACCTGCTTGCCCAGCTTCTGGACATGACTACACTGCGCAACCGCGCCATGCGGGCTATCTCCGAGCGCCATCCGTCGCTTGACCCCGCGAACGGCGGCCCAGGCTACAGCCTGCAAGCCATCATGGACGACGTGACGCAGTGGATGTCCGACAAGCGCGCAGGCAAGGACGGCGCCGCGACTATCGGCAACGACCGTAAGAACATCGTCAATGCGCTCATCAATCCCGGCACCGCGGTCAACCGCGGCAAGAATCCTCTGGCCGGAACATTTGGCAAGGGTGGCGCAATCAAAACGCTCCTCCTCGAGAACATTAACGCTGTGAGCGGCACCGGCCGCAAGGGCGCCGCGATGGACTACAACTGGGCCAACGGCAACTTCATGCCCGACAAGCCAGCGCCGCGGCCGGACATGGAGAGCGATGTGCAGGCGCCGAGAGGGATGGTTAATCGCCGTCCGGCTCCGCAGATGATGGCGGACGACGTTAATGCCGAGGCGGTCGGACTGCGTTCAGCGAAGTTCCTTGAGCAAGCAGTCGGTGACGGCATGGAGAATCTGCGCGCCAAGCAGGCGAAGCGCGAGGGCACTGGCGTGGCGAAGAATAAATTTGTCCGATTCCACGACAACCAAGGGCGCCCGATTTACATTGGGGCGATCAAAAAGGACGGCGGAAAATCGTTTGCCGGGTGGATCGAGGAGACGGAGGCTTGGCAGGCGCCCGCGGAGACAGCGGCTTACCGGCAATGGTATCGCGAGCTAAAGGGTTACTTTACCGAGATCTTCGGAGACCGTGCCGGCGAGATGATGATGGCCTGGCTGGCGGCACAGCAGAACGTCAGCCCCGGCGGCGCTTTGGGCAATGTCTTTAAGGTTGAAGATCGACTGGCTGGCATTGGCACCGGCAAGAAGGGCGGATTAGCAGACGGGAAAATTCAGGGCGTGCTGCTTGGTGAGGTGCCAGAGGGTGGCTTCGGGCCGAAGCTGACGGACTTTGTCGATGCCGGCTTCCTTCGCGAGTATCGCACTTACATGGCCAAGCAGCCCGCGGGCGGCCGACCATTTGTAGCGGACGTTCATACAGGACGCGACAGCGGGCACGTTGACCAGCAGACGTTGACGCGGCTGAAACAGCGCGCAGATGAGGGCGATTTGTTTATCGATGGCAAGCCGACGCGCGTGAAAGTTTTAGAAACCAAGACGGTCAAGCAGGGAAGCAAGACAGTGATCGTGCCGGAGCGCATTCGCGTGATACCGGAGGGCAGCAAGGGATTTGATGTTGGTGTGGATATGCGCGGCAGCCCGGGCGGCCCGAAATACGAGGGCATCTCGGAATGGGGCAACGCAATGACCGATCACCTCAACAAGATCGGTTGGCGTGGCGGCGAGTGGACGCCCGCGGAGGTGCAGGCGGTCGGGTGGATGCGCGTGCTGCGGCAATACGGATTGCCTGAGCCGACCGTATTGAGTGCGTTGCAGCAGAACACCTCGCGTATTTACGCGGAGGTCAATTATTCCTCGGGCAATTTGCTGCCGGCGAACTATCCGGCATTTGATGCGCTATCGCCGGACGTGCAGCGGGCGATCACGATGGACGTGGTCACGCAAACGGTGAACGAGCTGGCGCCCATCATCGGTGGTTCGCTGCGCGTGCAGCGGGTGTCGGCTGGCACCGGAGCTTGGGGCAACATGCGGTCGCCGACGACGGTCATTGAGGCGCTGGGCAGCGCTGAGGCCACAGACCTTTTCGGCTTGGCGCTGGCCACGGCGTCCGAGCAGGCGGCGACAATGTCGGCGACGTTCGGCGTGGGCGGAAAGAATAGCCGCGCATTGTCATTCAAAAAGAAGTCGGGCGAGAAATTCACCGATGCGGAGATGCAATCAATCATCGATGATGCAGGTGTCTCGGGCTACACGATGCAGCAGCTTCCGGGTGGCGATACGGGGCTGATTGCGGATGCCACCAAAGATTTTAAACCGAAAGGATTAACAGAAGCCAGAGCGTCTCAGGTTCTCAAAAGGCTGCTTGCATGGGCAGACAGCAGTGGTATTGATATTGAGGTCAGAGATGTTTCGGCCAGAGTCACAAGCTATGGAAACAACTGGAAAAACAATACAGATGGGCAGGCATACTTATCGGAAATTGTCCGACGAGGAGGCGCTGCAAGAGTTCGGGACATCGTTCGTTTTCGTGGGAGATACGCAGAAATCCTCCGCGAAGCCTACCAACGTCACGCCCCTGAGACCGTCGTCCCCGACGCGCAAGAGCAAGTAGGACCGATCCGGCAAGCCGCGGAGTCGCCGCCGCTTGAGATACTCGAGATGCTTCGCGGCGCGTAGTTTCAGCTCATCTGGCACGCCCAGAAGGAGACTAAGGGTCAGCTACGGCTGGCCCTTTCTTTTTTGCTTGGCGGGTGGGCGGTCGGGCTTACTTTTGGGCGATA